TCTCTTGTAAAACATCATGGGTTGTTATGGAAACATTAGCTATATTACTAATAATATTATCAATTGTTTCTCCTCTTGGTGGTTGTCCGTAAACTATTTTTGGAGCATTAATATTAGCAGCTTTTTGTAAACTAAGACCGCAGCGAGCAGATAAATTTATGTAAGATAGGTTAGTTCTTTCTGGGATACGAAACATTTTTGGTTTACCGTCTAAGTTAAATTCTGTAGTTCCATGTGTCAATACAGCTACAAATAAATTTATTTCTCCTTCTTTTCCAACAGCGTATCCTTCTTGTCTAACAGCATCTCCTTCTAACATACTAGAATCATCATAATAAGTATCAGGACTTAAATCAGGACTATAAGATGATTGGTTTTTATATATATATCTTGCGGTGCGGGATGTCATTTCTTTATCTGTATTGTATTGCATATCATCACACCCAAAATTAAAAATAACAGTAGTTTCATTAGGTTGAACTATTTCGGATAAAGTAGTGTGTGTTGGGTCTGCTTGTCTAATATATTCTCCAGTCTCCATATCAATAACCCTATTATTAATATCAGTAATTTCTTCAAGTTCGCACGCAAAATGATATTTTGGCAATCTTTCTCCTGCTTCATATACCACAACTTCACCAATTCCATCAAGATTTGCCAACCAATGTATGTCTTCTCTCGCATTTGTAGCAGTTTCCTTATCTAAATCACCAATTCGTTGTAAGCGAGATAACTCTGCTGTCGTAAGATTTGTGCCTCTAAGTTTATTTAACTTTTTAACACCAGGTGCCAAAACTCTAGATGTATAATCTTTTAAAGAATTTCCAATTAACCCAACTTTTTGATTTAACGCAGTTGTATCACTAGTAATTGCCAAATTGTGCGCTGAATCTGCTATACACTGTAAAACTTCGCGAAGCGATATTGCGTTTGTTTTAATCTCTTTAGCAATATTTTCGAGTGGGCGAATAGTTATACCATAATTTATTGGAACTCCTCTGATAAACTCGCGCTTTTGTAAACATACACCATTTTTATGAGCCATATATACCATAATAATTTTGGCACCCTCTGGTACACGCATCATATCTTGTCGTCCTCGAGTATCATACAATTTACTAGCGTGTGTAGTGACACAAATAATTTTATTTCTTTTTTTTCGAATGGAAGACGCTACTTTAAAGGGTCCTTCATCATCGGTATCTTCACCCATTGTATTTGGATCTGAATGACCAGGATTATGTTCTTCATCTTCTTCCATATTGTATATATAAATAAATTATAAAAAAAATTGAAATTAAAATAAGAAATGCTTAAAAGTTATAAAATAACAAATATGAGTTTTGACGCTGAAAATAGAAGTAACAATTTTCCAACAATATATTCCACACGGACATATAGTGGAACAAGTAGATGTTCATTTTGTAATATACTCGGTCATAATATAAGAAGATGTACAGATACACGCATTATTGAATTTGAACAAGAATGTCGAATGAGTAAATCTTTCTGTGTATGGACTGTAGAACCGCGCAATACGTTTAAAGAATGGTTAATGGAATATTATTTGATTGTTAATAGCGAAGTAGTAAAAGCATTTGCTATTAGTCGTTGTAGTTGTAGAATGTTTTCGAATATAGATGTAATTATAGATAGTATTACAAATTATATTTATGAAGAGGAAGAAGAAGTATTAGATAATGATTCGTTACAAGAAGTTTATAATTTATTAGCATCATTGCAAAATCCGAATTATACAAATATAGAAAATAGTGCCAAAAAATTTAATATTACTAGAAATGTCGAACAATTAGAAGAACAACAGTGCGAAGAAAAATGCGAATGCGCAATATGTTATGAAGAATCTATACCAAAAAAACACAGTATTACACTAAATTGTAAGCATCAGTTTTGCAAGGATTGCTTTAAAGGTTGTTTGAAGAGTACGCCAGTATACAAAGATTTACCATCATGTGCGTTATGTAGAGCAGATATAACTACAATTACAGTTTGTAGCGAAAGCATTAAGAGTGAGTTAGATGAGTTTATAATTTTGTAAAAATAGAGAATCCAATAAATAATAAATATATAATATATAATATAGAACATGTCATCACTTAAATTACCAGAACCAATAATAGTAAGTAAAAAAATAACAACCCAATTAGATGAATTAGAGAGAAAAGGTGAAACAATTGTTACTATTTGCGGTTACGCAAACTTTGAAGCGATTTTTTACTTGCATTTAATAAAAAAGTATAGATCAAATTGTGTGACTAAAAGACAAGGACCATTAGGTAGAGATGATGCTATGTTAGGCATGTATATTGATATAAAAGTTAAACTTACAAAAGATGAAGAAGCAATAATGCGTGAGGAGTTTGTAAATTTAGCGAAAACACTAACGGAATGTATAAAAAAGGGTGAGGAAACTATAATAATACCATTAAATTATTATAAAGGACGCACACGCACAGGTCACTCAAATGTGCTAATTTATAGAAGAAGAACAAATGTAATCGAACATTTTGAACCACATGGTGGATCATATAGAGGAAATGAAAAAGGACAAACAAATATTGAAAAAAAGATTGATTTTTTTATAAGAATTTTTAATGCGGAACTAAAAAAAGCGAACTTGAATACTGTTACTTACGTAGAAGCAACAACTGTGTGTCCGTATTTGAGAGGATTACAAGCACTTGAAGAAAATAGTATATTAGAAAGGGGTAAAAATGAACCAGGTGGTTATTGTAGTATATGGAGTATGTTTTTTGCTGAGTTGTGTTTAAAAAATCCGGATAAATCGAGTGAAGAAATATTAGAGAATATTTATAATTATTTAACAACAAAAGAAAGCGCAAACGATTATCTAAGAAAAATTATAAGAGGTTATAGTGGATATATAGTTGAATCTATTAACACATATTTAAAAATATTTTTTAAACCGACATACACAGTGATTGATGTAATTGGTTTTACTAAAAAACTTATTAGGAAAAAATATGATACATTTAGAGATGTAATTAAAATGTTGATTAATTTGGAGTCAGAAATATTGTTAAATGATGATTATGATTTAGAAGCAGAATTAAGTCGTGTAAAAAAATTGTACAAAACGGCAACAAAAGGTATGACAATAGAAAAACAAAGAGAGGAGCGAGATAATGACGAAGCGTTGCGATTTTTATATTATCGAAAAAGAATATTACAGAATTACGAAGAATATAGTAATTATGGTAAAATTTCAGAATCCATCGCGGATTCTCCTTTGGAATTAATAGAAGACACGATGACAGATCATTATGTTCTTGAAAAGAAACAAAAAGCGCACACTCAAAAAGCATTGGAACCTCTATCAAAACCAGCGCCAAAAGCGAAAACACAAAGACGTCGTTTATCGCCAAATACAAAACAGGAAAGAGAAACGGCAAAACAAACAAGAAAAGCAATTAATGACCTTATAAAAAAAGAAAGACAAGCGAAAAAAGATAAAGAAATGTTGGCGAAATTACTAAATATATAAGAATTCTTATAAACTGGTTTTATTTGTGGTAGTTTATATAATTATTATATTCAAAGTAAATATATATTTTCTATATATGGTTTTATAGATAAAAGTAAACATAATAAATATTTTTCTATAAATGTTGATTAAGTAATTTTTTACATCTTTGCGTATTTTAATTTAATTTTAATTATTAATTTAATTTAAATTAAATGGAGAACTTATTTACTGTTACTAAGTTTAGATATCCAAAAAACATTGAGGATTCTTTCATGAAACTATTTGATAATTATACTTTTTATTATGAACATGATAAAATATATCAAGATTTTTTTGAAAATAATAAGGTTACTGAAATAAAATTTGATGAAATTAAATCAATCAAAAATGCTATTATAAAAAAACTTTGTTTTGTTTTTAGTGTTCTCTATGTAAATGGTGGTTTTTTTACTGAACTAAATGTTATTCCAAATGATAATATAAAATCATTTTCATTAGAAAATAACAAATTATATTGTGTTAAATCTATTATAAAAAATAATACATTATTTCTGGGTATATTTGGTTCTTCAAAAAAAAATAAAATGTTATTAGACTTAATTAGTGAATTAATTACATTAGATAAATTAAATGACAATATTACATCTCAAAAATTTTATGAACTAATATCAACCCAAAACCAAGAAAATATTGTATATTTAAATGAAAGAAAAATACATAACGATTTTGTATCAACTGTAGACTCTTCTGGTAAAAACTTATTTGATCATTATTGTTACCCAAATATTAGTTATACTATACCAAATAAAATTGAAAAACCAACTAAGGTTGAAGATATAAAGATAGGTATAACATTAAATCTATTGAACAATGTAAATTCATTTTTTTCTAATGGTATTAATCAAAATACATTATTTTTAGCAGAGTTATTATTAAATGTAGGTTTTGATGTTTATTTTATTGTTGAAGATAATAAGGTATTTAGTATAGATAAATCAATAATTGATGAATTTTTGTATGATAGTAGATTTAAATATAAAACATATAGTGAAGTCTTATATAGTGGTTTTCATGTTATAATTACATTAAGTTTTTCATATACAGAAAGGTTTTTATATAATTATTATAAATATTTGAATATTAAACATGTTGGTTATTTTTGTGGTAATAGTTATCTTATTAATACTGAACAAATATTATATAATCAACATAGAGATAAACAACAGGGTGAGTATGATTTTACGATTGATGGATTACCTAAATATGATGAAATATGGAGTATACCTCAAATGGTAGAAGCAAACCTTGATTATTGGAATATTTTACATCGTTGTAAATCTATTGAAGTACCGTTTGTTTGGTCGAATAATGCAATAAAATTATTTTGTAAAGCAAATAAATGTAATGAAGAAGATTTGTATTATAAAAATAGGGGAACCGAGAAAAAAATAGCGATTTTTGAACCCAATATTAGTGTAATGAAGTGGGCTTTACCAGCTATATTAATATGTGAATCAGCATATCGAAAAAATAAATTGGTTAAACATTTATTTGTAACTAATATTAGTGAGACATCAAAAATAGTAGATTTTAATTTGAAACAATTTAACAAATTTATGCGTACTTTAGACATAGTTCAAGATAAAAAGTGTTCTATTGAAAGCAGACATAATACATTATCTTTTATGCGAGATCACGCAGATATTGCAGTATCGCATCAATGGGGCAATCCATTAAATTATTTGTATTTTGATTTAGCGTGGATGGGTTGGCCTATTTTACATAACGCTTATTTATGTAAAGATGTAGGATATTTTTATAGTAATTTTAATCTATTAGAAGCGTCTGATTATTTAATAAAAATAATAAACGAACATGAATTAAATAAAGATGAATATATAAAAAAAAATAGGGAGGTTATCGATAAATATTTACCAACAAACAAAAAGTTAATCAACGACTATAAAATTTTAGTATTAAAATTATTAGATTAATTAATATATTTTATGTTTTTTATTTATTAACATATATTATAAATGCAGAACGGACCGTCGTTATCATTAACTGTGAGTAGTGTGCGCAGTATAATATCTACAATTTCCTCTGAAATTGTAGCGAGATCATCAGTTGATACATCTTTGTCTAATACAATTTCTAATGCAGTTTCAAATATTGTTGGTACTGCAACTCCATCTTCACTTGATCAATTATCAAAATTAGCAGCAGCTTTATCAAATGACCCTAGTTTTGTTATTAATTTAAGTACAAGTCTTTCAACTGAGACCAGTACAAGATCATCTGCTGATACATCTTTATCATCTGCTGATACATCTTTATCATCTGCTCTTTCTACAGAGACAAGTACAAGATCATCTGCTGATTCATCTTTATCAACTGCTCTTTCAACTGGTCTTTCTACAGAGATAAGTACAAGATCATCTGCTGATACATCTTTATCAACTGCTCTTTCAACTGAGACAAGTACAAGATCATCTGCTGATACATCTTTATCAACTGCTCTTTCAACTGAGACAAGTGTAAGAGGTTCTGCTGATACATCTTTATCTACTGCTCTTTCAACTGAAACAAGCACAAGATCATCTGCTGATACATCTTTATCCACTGCTCTTTCAACTGAAATAAGTACAAGATCATCTGCTGACAGTTCAATATCTTCAATGATTTCAACTTTGATTGGGGTTGGTACACCATCTGCGCTAGATCAGTTATCTGAATTAGCGGCAGCTTTGTCAAATGACCCTAGTTTTATTATTAATTTAAGTTCGAGTCTTTCAACTGAAACAAGCACAAGATCATCTGCTGATACATCTTTATCCACTGCTCTTTCAACTGAGACAAGCACAAGATCATCTGCTGATACATCTTTATCCTCTGCTGTTTCAACTGCTCTTTCAACTGAAACAAGCACAAGATCATCTGCTGATACATCTTTATCCACTGCTCTTTCAACTGAAATAAGTACAAGATCATCTGCTGACAGTTCAATATCTTCAATGATT